GTCGTTCCATACAGTTTCCTCTACAGCCGCAGGTCGATGACGCCCGCGAAGACGTGCAGGCCGTTGACCACGTCGGACGGGATGCGGCAGTCCAGGCGGTTGGGGTCTTGCAGATCGCGTTCGCAGATGACCCCGGCGGCGTTGGCCTCCACTTCCTCTACGATCTCCAGCTGTTCCAGCTGGCGCAGCACGTCCAGCACCTCGCTGCGGACCTTGGGCGGTGTGCGGGTGGACAGTTTTTCGCGCGGGAAGCGCAGGTCGATGCGCTCCTTCACGGTCCGGGCCACATAGTCCAGAGTGCGGATGGTGGTCATGTCCAGCAGGGAAATGTCCGTAGCCCCGGCGGCATTGCGGGTATAGGTGGAGATGGCGCGCACTATCTGCACCACCTCGCCCGGCCCCACTTCCAGCGGGGTCACGCCGTTCTTCAAGGCCACCTCCTGCTCGGTACGGGACAGGCGGGAGGATTCCGGGGGCACAGCCACGCCGGTGAGGACCAGGGTATTGAGCGGCCGGGCCGGGTCCTCCTCGCTGGCGGCTACGGCGCAGTAGGCGGCGGAAAGCGTCTCCGGAAGGCTGGGGCTGCCGGGCAGGCAGGCCAGGGAGATGCGGCCGCTGTTGAGCTGACCGGCCAGGGTGGTGCAAAGAGACAGGGTATCCGTACTGCCCAGCCAGGCCGTGGCCCGGCGCTGCTCCAGCGGGCCGCTCACCTTGTCCAGGTGTTCGCGCAGGGCCGTGAGCTGTTCCTGCACGGCCCAGGGCAGACAGTACAGCGTATAATCCGCGCCGAAGACGGCGGCCAGGGCCTCGGTTATGTCGGGGTCTTTCTGGCCGCCGCTCATTTTTGTGACGGTAGCCGTCAGGCCGGGAGCCGTGCAGCTGGCGGACAGCGTGATCTTGTTGCCGATGGTGCCCTTGTTTTTGGCGGTCAGGGTCAGATAGGGGGGCGGAGCGACCTGCTCGCCTTCGCCGTCCGGGTCTTCGGGCGTGACCACCGTGGCCGAAACGGGCAGGGACTGCTCTGCATTGAGGGCGGCGGCCAGTTCGTCCAGGACGTTTTGGGCCGTATCCTGCGAGGCGGCGGCCACGGCCACGCTGGTGTCGGCGATGGTCAGGGAGACCACACCCGCGCCGGTGGCCGTGCCTGTCAGCTCCAGCTTGCCGCTGGCGGCCACGCCCGCCTCGTCCGGGGGCACGGGCAGCACGGACAGGTCCAGGTACTGGTAGGCGCGGATGGCGGCTTGGACCATGAGCTGGGCCTGGCTGCCGTAGCCGAACAGCGCGCCCGCCGTGGCGTCATCGTAGATCTGGACGGGGACCAGCGGGGCGTCGCTGTCTTCGGCCTTCTGGGCGATGATGAGCATTTTCTGGCTGTTGGCGGCCAGGGTGCGCACGGCGTTGGTGGTATTGAACTCGAAATATTTTCCCGGCTTGCGGATGCTGGCCGGGATCTGGTCGAAAGAGATGTTCGTGCTGGCCATTTATGCCTCCTCAGCGTCCGGCGTCACAACGGCCAGGTGGGCGACCCTCTGGGGGGCGCTCACCAGCTCGCCGCTGTGCAGGCGGCGCAGATAGTAGGCCGTGGCCGGGACGGACACGGGCTGATCGTCGGTGATGTAGCGGCGCGGGGCGTCCTCGCGGGGGACGCGCAGGCCGGGGGCTGCTTTGACGTAGAGTTCAACCATAGGGCGCTCCTTATATGCGGATATTGAGGGTCAGGTGGTCTTCCAGCAGGGGCGGATCAGTGGCCGGGTCCTGCGGCGGTTTGCACCAGTAGCGCAGGGCCAGCCCTTCCAGCGACGGCAGCCAGGGATCGTCCCCGGCATGTGCCTTGCCCGGCAGGGGCTGGCCGTCGGGCGGCAGGTAGCCGCCAGCATCGGTGCCCAGGGGGCGCTCACAGGGCGCTCGCAGCCTGGCCTGTACACGGCAGAGCCAGTCCTGGGCAAAGACGGCCAGGCTGCCCGCCTGTACCTGGCCGGAAAACAGGCTGCGGATGCGGCCGGGGCGCAGGTAGTCCACACCGTCCAGGGCATAGTCCTGCATGGCGGTGAGACGGGCCACGTCGGTCAGCATGGCATAGGCCCCCACCGTGGCCGGGCCGCCCGTGCGCGGGCCTTCCGTGCGGGGGCTGTAGGCCGCCGCTATGCTGGTGAAGGTCAGCACGCTTTCAAAGCGGGTGCGGGCCGTATCCAGGGCTTTGGCCTCCGTGGCACCGGCAAACGTCACCCAGATGGCCGGGACGGCGGGATAGACGTTTTTCCAGTCGCCCAGCAGCTCGCCGCCATAGCTGCCCACAAAACGCAGGTACGGCAGGCGGGCCTCATGGATACGCCGGATCATGGCGCTTTCGATGGCGGCAATGGGGTACACGGGAGCTCCTTGCGATTAGAAGAAACGGTCATGGCATCCGGGCGCGAACTCCACGCCCGTTTCCGGGGGCTGCGGCTCCGGAGCGTCCGGCGGCGTGGGCACGACGATCTCCGCCGCGCCCTTTGCCACGTCCTTGAGCCAGGCCAGGGCGGCCTTGTAGCGGGCCTCCACATCCTCGGGCACCTGCATGCCGAATCCGGCCGTCAGGTGGTAGCGGGCCATGTCGCAGACGAAAGCCCGCAGGGGTTGGGGCACGCCCGCCGTGGTGTCCAGCGGCACGGCCAGGCGCACGGCCAGGTAGCTGTCCGCCTCGCGGCTGGCCTGGTCCAGGGCCGTGGCCACGCGCTCCACGTCATAGGCCGGGGGCTGGTCGCCTTCCCCCTGATTATCCGCCTGCGGCCAGTCATCCGCGAACACGGGCGGGCCGCAGGCGTCCAGGGCATCGCTTTCCGGCAACGGGGCCAGCCCGATCAGCTCTTGCAGGCCGAAACGGGCCGTCATGTCCGCCGGGCTGGCATAGTGCGACCGAAGGCGCTCCGCAGGAGCGTGCCCGTCCGAGCGCAGCGAGCTACGGGCATCGACAGCAGCGCTTGCCGGGAAGGCGTCAGGCATGGGTGCCCTCGGTCGTGTGGGCTGCGGGCTGGGCGGTGGGCGGCGTTTCCCCGGAGGGGGAGCCCGTGGAGCTTTCCGGCGTGGGAGCCGCCTGTGCCGACACGGCGGGAGAGGGCTGCGGGTCGGGGGACAGTTCCGTGTCCTCGGGGTCCATGATGGCCACATCCAGCCAGGGGTCGGCCTTGAGGGCCGCGTACTCCTCCGGCGTTACTTGCATCAGGCAGCCGCTGGCATCAAAGGTCATGCCGCAGCGGCAGCGCCGGGCCAGGGGCTTTTTGACTTTCACATGCACGTCCATGGGGCACCTCCTTTACGCGGCCACCACGGCGGGCATCAGCCAGGGCACGTTGACGATGGTGGCGGCATCGTACCAGGGGTTGCTCTCGCCGCCGTTGACCAGTTCCACGGCAATGAGTTTGCGGGCGGCGGCGTACAGGGTGGGCGGCACCACCAGCAGGGTGCCCGCCTTGCCGCCGGTGCCCAGGCCCAGGGGGCGGCCGCCGTCGGCCTGGAAGGACTGCATCAGGCCCAGGGCCTTCTCGAAATTGGCGGCGGTCAGGTCGTCACGCACGGCCACGGCCTGCTGCCAGAAGCCGAAGCCCACGTTGCAGCGGTAGCGCACGCCGTAGAGGTACTGGTCTTTCATGAACACGGTGTCGTTTTTGCCGTCCGTGATGGCTTGCAGTGCCGGGCTGGTGCGCTCCTGGAAGATCAGCGGCTTGAGGGTGCGGGACACGTCCAGCAGATACCAGGGCGTCTTGCTCTCCGGGCTTTCCGCTGCGTCGATGAGGTTGGACACCGTGGCATTGCCGCCGGTGCCGTCCACGTTGACGGCCACGGGGTGGTCCTTGTCGAAGAAGAACTGACCGTCGTAGCAGTTGGTGGAAAATCCCTTGCCCAGCAGGCCGAAGACCAGCTCGTCGGGATGGGTGGCGGCGGCGTAGCCCATTTCCTCGAACATGGGCGCGTAGATGCCCAGGTTGTCGTCCTCGATGTCGGTGCGCTTCACGCCGACGGTGCCCTCATAGAGCTTGTTGGTGACGACGTAGCCGTGCTCCTTCATGTCCTTGACGGCGCGGTCGCCCACCCATTCGGACAGTTTGGGGAACTGGCCCAGCCAGCCGTAGGTATTGCTGGCACTGGTGCTGGGGATTCGGGTAGCGACCTTCTGCCAGTGGCCGGGCGCGCGGCCCGCGCCGCGTTTGTACGCGGCATTGAATCCGGTACGCAGACCGGACAGGATGCTGTCGGTGACGATGGGCATTTATTCCTCCTCCGTGGCCTGTCTGGCCTCGATGAACTCCTCGCGGGTCAGGCCGAGGCGCTCGCAGATATGCAGCTCCTCGGCGGTCAGGGATACCGTGCCGGGCTTGTCGCCCGCCGGGGTCCTGCCTCCGGTCTGGGTGCCGGTCAGGGCCTGCACGGGCGGCTGGGTGGCCAGGAATGCTTTCAGGGCATCGGGGGCCGTTTTGGCCAGGCTCTCGGCCCAGCCCCTGGTGGCGGCGGTCAGGCGTCCGTCTTTCAGGGCGGCCTCGATGTCGTCCTTCAGGGCGGCGGCCTGGGCCTCGTTTTTCAGTTTCGTCAGTTCGTCGCGCAGCTGGGCAGCCTCCTTCTGGACGGCGGAAAAGGTGGCCATGGCCACGAATTTTTGCGGATCGGGAGCGGCCTCGGCCTGGGCCTTGGCGCTGTCCCGCTCCTGTCGCAGCGTGGTCAGGGCGGCCAGGGCGGCAGCCTCGTCCGCCGTTTCCGGCAGGCCGAGGGCGGCAAGGATCTGTTTCATGGGCGGTTCCTCGTAGGGGGTAAAGGTTGCGCTGGCGGCGTCCATGCCGTCCAGGGCGGGATGGTTGGTCAGGGCCGCGCAAATGAGGCGCAGCACCGCGCCGCTTTGGCGGTCGAAAGCAAAAACGGGACTGATATAGCGGTATTCCCCGGCACGGATGTGGGCGCGGGCCTTGTCCGTCCAGTCCACACCGGCGAACAGGCCGCGCCCCTCTTCCCATTCCAGGGAGGTGATCCAGCCCGCCGCCGGGGCTGGCTGGCCGTTTTGCGCGGCAAGCTGGGTCTGGTGCTCGTAGTCCACCACCAGCGGCGTGGCGGTGCGCTGCCAGTGGGCGATGACAGCCTCGGCATCCTGGGCCGTCAGACGCCAGGACGTGGCGTTGACGCCCCGCAGGTTGCCGGGCCGTCCGTCGCGGGCAGCGAACGTGCCCGCAGGAAAAAGCTGGATGCGACCGGCGGCCTTGTCCTGCCCCGTTTCATCAGACAGGGACAGGGCAATGGCCAGACCGGTAGCAAGGAGGGGGGAATGATGGCGTTCCATGCGTCCCTTGTACGGGACGCATGCGGGGAAAAAAGATTGAAAGGCTTCAGCGCTTCCGCCCTCCCCTGCTCTCTGGTCAGGAGAAGCGCTCCGCAGGCACATGGCGGGCGTTAGAGGGGCGTTAGATTTTCAGAAACAGGAAAACGTGGGCGATGGCCCGCCCGGAAGAGAAACACGGCGCACAGCGCCTTGCGGTAGCCGTTGCCCGCGCCAGCGGGCTTACGGATAGCGACAGCGACTTCGCTGGCTGTCCTGCCGCGTAACGCATTGCTGTCTTCATCCGTAGCTTCCTTCGTCGCAACGGCTGAAGCGCGGTCATGCGCCCCGCACGGCCTTGCGCAGGTGGCGCACGATCAGCCGGCGCATCTCGGCCTTGTGGTCCTCGCCCACGCCCAGGAAGGGGCGCGGGGGGATGGCGCTGCCGGGGTGGTGCACGACCTTGCGGACCAGCTTTTCCCCGTTGCGGCCGTAAAAGCTCAGGCCCTTTTTGGAGCGGGCGCGGATGATGTGGGGCCTGGTACGCGCGCCGAACTGGTGCGCGGCGGCATAGGGGGCGTTGACGCCCACCAGGGCAAAGTCCCTGCCGTAGCGAACGCTCAGGCTGCGGCGCATGTCGCCCGTGCGGTTGAGCGTCTTGCCCGTGTAACGGTCGGCGTAGCGCTGTTTTTTGTACGCCTCATTGAGGGGCGGCCAGGCGGCCCCGGTGACGGGATCGCATTCCATGTCGAAGGCGTCCTGCGCGGCGGAGCGCATGATACCGGCCAGGCCCCGCATGATGGGGCTGGCGTCTTCGCCCTGCCGGGCCAGGGCGGCCAGGCTGTCCATAAGCTGGTCGTCGTCGATGTTTACTTCTATGCGGATCATGGGTAAAGTTGTCCTGCAGGTATTTCCGTTGGCCGCTGTTAGTGCGCGTAAGAATCGACAACGTGCACTTCTCCTCGCAAGGGGAGAGGTGGTATCCGAGTTCGAGTCTCGGCGGCAGCAGTCAGCGGATTCCCTCTGTTTGTGTTCGCTGAACATTTTTTCCGCTGACTGCTGCTGTACGCGTAAGCTGGTAACGCGCGCCCCCCTTGCAAAAGGGGGCCGGTATCCGGGTTCAAATCCCGGCGGCAACGGTCAGCGGATTTTTTGCAGTTTGCGTCCGCGATGCAGGTTACTGCGTTCCAGACGGTAGAAGCTGGCCACGCCATCATGGCGGCCCAGCTTTTTTTGTTTCTTTTTGTCCGTGCCCGGCACATTGACGGGCATGATGCGGCACCAGCCGTCCTCCGGGTCGGGGAATAGATAGAGCAGGTTCTCGTGCGCCTCGTCCCAGTAGACGGCCTCGGGCCGGGAAAAAAGGGCGGCCAGCTGCGGATAGATGGCATCCGGTACGGCGGTGCCCTTGGCCTGGTGGACGCCGCGCCCGGCATGGTGCAGACGGTCGTCGGCAAAGACCACCACGCCGCTGGCATCCGCCCCCTGGGCACGGGCATGGAGCAGCTCCTGCCAGCGCATGAGGCCCAAAATGGCCGCACGTTTGCGGATGACCTTGTCCTTCTGCCATCCTTCCACCACGGCGGCGAAGCCCTCGTGCCGGGCCGTACTGTTGTTGATGGCCTGCCGGGCCTGCTCGTACAGGGCCGGGTCGTTCAGGCCCCGGATGCGCTCGCGCAGGATGTTGTCCGCCAGGGCCACGGCGCCGGGGTTGTAATCAAAGCCCGCATCCGTCCAGAAGATGTTGTCCTTGTCGTACCTGTAGCCCGTGACGGTGCGGACGGTCTCCTCGCCGGTACGCCGGTCGCGGATGATGATCTCCCGCGTGGTCATCTTCCCTTCCGAGCTTTCCACCTTCCATTTCCTGCGTTTCAGGCGGGCCGGGCTCACGCCTTCCACGTTGCAGCGGCAGTTCCAGCCGTTGGGCGGGTAATGCGTCTGCCAGAACGGGTCGTCGATGGGGAAGATCTTGCCGTGCAGCGCCCGGTGCTGGGGCCGGGTGCGGGCGTCTTCCATGGAGACATAGCGCAGATACGGCTCCTCCTCCCTGTTGTCCCACTGGTCTTCCCAGGCCCCGGCATTGACGGCGCTTTGCACGTTCTGGCGGGCGATGAGGCCCAGACGCCACTGGCTGCCCTGCTGCACCGTGATGACCTCGCCCGTGCGCGGGTCCACCTCGTCACGCGGCCCCCACCAGCCCTTGGCGCGCAGTATGGGTTCCAGCGTCCGCACGAACCACTGCTCGTTTTTTCCTTCCTTCAGCCTTGTACGGATGCCCAGTTGCAGGTCGCGCAGCACGTCCAGCCTGGCGCAGTTGGCCACCGTGAAGGCCGTGGCGTGGGCTTCCTTCCACATGCTGTGCCAGTCGAACGAGACGCGGCGGCCCTTGCGGCGGAACCAGGCCACGGCCTTTTCCGGCGGCAGGGTCAGGACATAGGCCAGATCAATGGGGGTCTTCATGGCTGCGCCCTTCGAGTTGCGCCACGAACAGCAGGCGGGTCA